AGATACAGATAATCCAGTTCCGGTTGTGGTAGTTACAGAAGTAAGAGTACCTCCACCGGTAGATAGTTGAACCCATTCTGTACCATCATAGTATTCCATATCGGTAAAGTTTGTGTTGAAGCGTAACATACCGGCGGCTGCTGGAGTCGGACGATTACCAGTCGGACCATTGGGCATTAACACAGCACCAGAACCGGCGATAGTTAAAACGCTAGCCTGTCCACCTAATGGCGGTAGAAGTGTTGGGTCAATAGTTTGAATACCATTATAGATCGTACCCGTATCAAAATTAAAATCCATTTTTCTTATTTTCCTTAATTTGTTACTTCGACTGTTTCAACCAGTGCCAACCACCTAATAGTTTTTCCTGTTTCGCCCGTAACGGTTATACTTAAAGACCCATTGGTAGAGTCTGCCCCTATATTTATATCCCAAGCTGGATTTGATTCCGCTAACACCGTCTTATTTGGATTTCCTTGAAGAGATGTTGTCGCTGCACCAGAGTTACGATATATTACACCTGAAACTGTGTAACCTGCGTGACCATCTTGTATATCTGTTCTATGTGCAGTTACGGTTACCTTATATGTCCAAGTCGAGTCGTCCGGTAATACCAATCTAACAGATCCTGCAGTTCCATCTATAAAAAGTTCTGTCGGAAACGCATTAATAGTATTTGATCGGAGTAGATATCTGCCAGTCTGCGCATCGCCGGATGTTGCAAATCTACCACTCGCTTGCACCACGCCACCTTGTGTTCTTGCAAGCGATTGATTACCGATTGCAAGAGAATCAACCGCAGCAGAAGAGGTTTGTGCACCATCACCTAATGCAATAGAATTTGTTCCTGCAGCAACCGGAGTAATAAATGTTGAAGTATTTTCAGCATATAATTTTAAGAATTGAGTTAACGGAGTCCAGATTGCACCGTTATAGAAATAAATGCTATTGCCATTTGTTATTGATCTATCAATATACAAAGTGCCTATTGTGGCTGCACCGGATGGTACTCCCGTACTTTCCTGAATTGCGGGTGTCCCGCCCGCATTGATAACTTGTAAAGAATTGACTACATTAGAAAGACCAGCCTGTGAAGGGACAATAGAAATAGGAATACTTGAAGCTGCTGTAAGTCTTCCTTTATTATCTACAGTAAATGCGCCGACTGCAGAAGCCGATCCATAAGATGCTGCAGTTACGCCAGTGACTGATAAATCAATATCAAATGTCCCAGCAGTAGTTATTGGACTTGTACCGTTTACTACGATACTTCCTGCAGAGCTTGTAAGTCCGACCGAAGTTACAGTTCCGGTTCCGGTAGAATTTCCCCATATAGGCGGAGAACCGGCACCCTGACTCATTAATACCTGACCTAGTGTTCCGGCATTATTATTAATCTGTAACTCATTGATCATCGTAAGATCAAGAGGTCCCTGAGATGATATTGCAAAGCCACTACCGGTACTACCGACAGTTACTTCTCCATAGGATGTATTACCAGATACAAAAATAATGCTATCTTGTGTATCTAGTATAATTTCATTACCGGACGTCAATCTAAGATTACTGCCGGTAAAATGCATTCCATATCCATTTGTAAATGGATCTATATCTAATGTGATTTCACCCGAGGGCCCCGAACCGCTTGTGAGTAATTGCAATATAAGAGTAGCTGTCGAATCAATCCAGGTTAAGTTTCCCGATCCTGTGAGTAAATTATTTGCATCACCAAAACCAACTGATGTCGCGGACAATGTTGGTGTTCCTGCATTTGACCAGGATAAAGTTCCAAAACCATTAGTTGTCAGGACTTGCCCAGATGTACCTGTATTAGTAGGATATGCGTTGCCTGTGATCGTTACTGGATTTCCGTTATTAACTATAGGAAAATTATTAGTATCGAGTGGGCCGCCAAGATGTGGTGATGGGTCATCTACCACAGAGGTATCGTGTTGGAGAAGTGTACTAACCTTAATTACCATAATATGATCCCAGATAGGCGTTTTTATTATTTATCACAATTATGGTAATTAACTTGGTAGCTATTTTATCCTTATGCTTTTAACTAAACGTTGCGTTCAATGTATACCATTGTGTACTCGAGATACAAATAAACATAATTCTCGAACTATCAGCAAGAACAAATGGTGAAGAAACACTTGCCGAATCAATTGCCGCAGATCCGGAGTTCGGATAAACATTTACTGGCGTAGAACTCGAATTGATAACAATAATTGTCATCCCCGGAATTTCTGCGGGTAGATAAACACCCTGACCCGAAGAAACTGTGGAAAGAACATTAATATCTTTCGTTAGTGGAGTAGCAGATGATCGGTTTGTACCTGCAGCAGAAATGCCCGTCTGTATCGATTTAATTAAATTTGAACTTAAATTAACATTCCCAGCAACTGTCAGATTCGTTAAATCACCTACACTAGTTAAAGTCGAATTTACTACGTTTACTGCTAATGTTGTGCCTGTAAGTGACCCAGCGTCTGCTGTTACGGTACCTGCAGATCCGAGGGAAATATTTACACCGTTAACCGTCAAACTTGTGTTGGTTAACGAAAAAGTATTACCTGTTAGTGTTAATCCGGTTCCGGCCAAGTATGTTCCTGCACCAGAAAATTGTCCAAATGTTATTGAATCGTTACCAATTACAATAGATTTATTTGGGCCGGTGCCGCTGGCTGTTTGCACCCACCCGGTCGATGCCTGTGTAGATCCAACTGTAATAAAAACAAAGGTACCAGAAATAACTTGCTCTGGAATACTATTATTATAATCTGTAGAACGAGTTAATATCCAAGGAGCAGTAGTTTGTGTAACCGTGTAGATACCATTCTGTAAAGAAGAGACTTGATTCTTAACGAGTATGCGATCACCGACGACCGCAGAATATCCGTCAATTAAAGGCAGAGCCGATGATGTACCTGATGTCAGTGTCGCGCCGACACCTGCAGAACCATTTGAATAAATCGCTGCAAGATTTGTAGTTGTTCCTGCCTCAACCGAAGATAAAATATAGAGTCCAGTGGCAACCGAATCAACATAACTCTTTGGCGCTGCATCAGACGAATTTAATGGTGTCGGCAGCCCGGTAACTGTAACTCCGGATGTATTTGGAAATGTCAACGAACCAGACATCGTATCCCCGGTCTTATTAACCGGTATATAGGTCAGCGCCGTTATAACGTCCGATGATGATAATATTACCGGTCCTGTTCTTGTATTGAATGAAGATACAACCGGTGCCCATAATACTGTAGATCCGTTAGTCGATAACATATCACCACTATTACCGGACTGACTCGGAACTAATGCATTAATAGCTGCCGAGGCTGTTATCGAGCCAGTACCGCCTCTCGAAATATCGAGAGCATAATTTACACCAAGACCGTTACTAACAGTCGGTAAGAAAGAATAAATTCCGGATCCTACGATAACAGTTTGAGTGTTTGCTGATAACGTAAAGACAGATTGCGCAAATGTATTACCAGAAGTACAAAATATTTGAGTTCCTGCATATTTAGTTAATCCAGCAGCCCAATCCGAGGCACGTGCCCAGGGCCCAGCTGAAGTAATGTAAATACCGTTATCGTTTGTTGTAGTCTGATTTCCTACTAGGACCCGTGAATTATCCGGAACTGTAACTCCATCGATAACTGGAGAACTGCCCGACAGGGAAATGTTTGAAGATGTTGCAACCAGCACGGGTTGATATACTGATCCGCTATCTGCGGAGACCCAGGATGTATTTGTACCATCGGTGTATAAAAATTTACCACTATTTCCGCTTTGCATTGGTGCTAACGCATTGAATGCCTGTGTCGCAGATGTCTGTCCAGTACCACCGTTCGCAATATTTAGTGTACCATTTAAGGTAATTACACCAGAAGAGGTAACAGGCCCGCCAGTAGTATAAAGTCCAGTGGTACCACCCGAAACATCAACAGATGATACTGATCCTGCAGCACTAGAAAGCTGACGCCATAGTCCCGATCCAACACATTGATAAATTGTTGATGGACCGACAACCGACTGGCCAACAACTGCATTAGGATATGTTGCAATCAATTGTGCAGTAGTTAATGTATCACTTCCGTTAAATGCGATAACAAAAGGATAGTAATTTAAGGTATTTACTGCAGATGAACCAAGAAATGAGCCTGGCGAAACAGATGTAGAGGCTGGCCAAGAAACATTATTTAAAAGTATAGAGCCAGTCGGAGCAATCTTAACATTATTTGCTGCCGAAATAATTAAGTCTTGGGTTCCATTAGTTGTAATTGTACCGGAGGCCGAACCATTATCACCAACAGTTAATTCTTTCGTGACATTAAGTAGACCACTCATATTTACATTTATATCGAGCGTAGGATCACTTGTTGAATAATTAACAATTCCATCCTGTACTATAATTCTTTGAGCCATATATGTTTACCTACCCGTTTCTTATATTTATCAGAAATTGTTAATTATGATCCTGCCAAGAAAAAAGCTCCTATTAAGGAGCTTTTTTGTAGTCTTACTTTCGTAATACTGATTGTTGGATCAGTAAAATTTCAATGTGGCGCTGTCGATACCAACCTTGCTCAAATAGTCAGCAGCGTTACCGAAGCTGTTTGCAGTGTTAGTAAGTTCCAAGTATCCATAACGTGTCATAAACGAAACGACAGGTTCGAATGTTTGTGGATCCATAACTGGACCAACGCTCATCAATGGAATATATGGGCAATAGTAAGCTGCGGCATCAGTTTCTGTAGGGCCCTTGTAACCGATAAGAACTGGATCACCATCGCTTGCATATTGGTTGACATATACGCGCATTGTGCTATTCAATGTACCAACAAACTTGGTGTTTGTAGGTGCCTCGAATGTACCTTCAGTTGTACGTGCGAACGAAGAAGTTGTTGCTGTCTGAAGAATTGTCAACGCGGTTGGCGAAACAACGCACCAGTTAGCAGCACCACGACGTGTACGTGCAGCAATCAAGTTAGCTTGTTGGTTGATCATAACTGCAAGAGCAGCCATTTCGTCACCAACATAAGTTGCTGTACCAGATACAGCGGCTTGGTTGAAGGTTGTTGGAGCAACCGGAACTAGGCTGCTCAACTTGAACAACATTTCCTGGTCGATTTCAACAGTAATTTCTTGTGCAAGTGCTTGCATAATTTCAGCTTCGATATCAATACCGTGAATTGCGTTTGCATCTTGGGCTGCTTCAAAAGTCCAACGTGCAGATAGCTTACGAGTCTTAGCTTCCACAGTCTCTTTCAAGATTTGGATGCTTAACTTGTTACCCGGAACACCTTCAAGACGTGCTGTCGAAGCTGCTGCAGGATCTGCTGGATTTTCGTTACCCGAATATGCCTTAGCAATTTCGAATGGACCCAATGCTTCAGTACCAGCTGTTACACCGGCTGCTGTGTTAGCATAACGAACACGTAGAGTATGGATCTGACCAACCGGACCTGTCATCGGCTGTACACCCATAATTTCGTTCGCAATAACGGTAGGCATAACACGTCGAATTAACGGTAGCATAACCTTGTTAAGTACGGCAATGTTACCTGCCTGTGTTGCGCCTGCGGTTGCCGATTCAGCCAAGTAACGACGAGTGTTTTCAAACACGACATCCATTGACTGTCTACGGGTTCCCGAAAGACCTTCTAAAAGGGCTTCTTTTGTAGCGCCCCAGTTTGATTCAAATAGCTTTGTTGCCATTGTAAAATTCTCCTAATTACTTTCTAATTCCGGCTAAGGACAAAATATGATTTAGTTCCGAAGATTCGGATGATTCTTCTTGAGCGACCTTCGCTCTGTTACCTGTTTTGGCAGACAATGTTGCCTCATTCAACTGTGTCTGGGTAGACACAGGTTTACGTTCAACGGCTTCATTTAGAACGCTTGGTAGATACTTGTTGTATGCACCTTGCAAATTCTTAGTCTGGACCGATTCAAGTAATTCCTTCATTACACCCTTCTTGTCCTTCGACAATGGTGAGAGTAGTTCATTCATAACACGCTGTCTTTCGACAAGATCCTGGGTTGCTTTTAGCTTACCGTCAAGTCCTTCCATTAAGCTCTTATTCTTCTTAACCGATTCGGTAAGAGTAGCAAGTTGCTTATTCTTAGATTCAACAATCTTCTGTAGCTTCTTAAGTTCTGTACCTTCATTTAGATACGACGTCATAAATTCAGCTGCGACGCTTTCAAAGATCTTACGTCCAAAGTCATTTTCGCGGGCGACACGAATGTCTTCCTTGAACTGACCAATTTCTGCACGTAGAGTCTTTTCAATATTCGACTCGATAATTGTTGCGGCACGCTTGATAAACTGCGATTTTGTTTCTTGTAGCTTTTGCTTACCTTCGGTAACCATCTTGACTTTCTGTTCAACTAAGGACTTCTTGTCTTGTCGAAACTCGCGAATTTCTTCGGCAAGTTGCTTCAATAGGAAATTCTCAAGCTTACTGAAGTTTTCCTTCATTAGCTTCTTTTCAGAGTGAAACTCTTTCATTTCTTTTGCTACAGCTTCTGTAATAAATGTGTTTAACATTCCAGTGTGTTCAACAAGCTTGCTCTTGTAAGCTACTCGTTCTGCGACAAGTTTTCTCTTGTCATCGGCGAATTCTTCGAGTTCGACGCGAACTTTGTCCGTTAAGAAACGGTCCATTGATTCAACTAAAACACCCTTGTCGTGTTCAAACTTACGTGCAAATTCCTCGCGGAGTGTTGCAGCAACTTCTTCACGTGCTTCAGAGATTTTAGATTCCCATAGCCCCATAATTTGGCTACGGACATCTTCGGATAGTCCAACGCTTTCGCTCAAGATCTCATCAAGTTTCTTTGCCATCTTGAGTTCCCCTTAAATTTTTAACTCTTGAATAAATCTTTGAAGATCTTTATACAATTGTTTCTGTGCGGCTGCTTCTGTTAGTGCTTCCCTTGCGGTTTCCACTATGATTGAGCCACCCTTCATATTATAAAGACTTTCGTAAATAGTTCTCGGAAATGCATTTGGCGCACTTGGTTGTGCAACAATATCGACAGTAATAATTTCAAAATCTGAAACTGTACCGTCGTCATTTACATTACCGGAACCACGGGATGAGACACCCAACTTTGCGCCCGACTGTAACAATGTCTTTACAATGCTTCCCATCGGAGTTGGGACAATCTTCAACTTACCGTATCCGTCTGCACCTTCCATCCACATTTCTGTGATTAGGTGACTTACGCGATCGAGGTTAATCGAAAGCTCTTCCGGATGGTCGAGCTCTCCCATAACTGATTGACCGCCACTTAACTTTTCGGTGATAGAATTAACGGCTCTCGCAATTTCGCGAACAGGATAAACACGTTGATTTTGATTACGAACGTCGCCCTGGATAAAGATCCCCTTCATACAGAGATCTTTCCCGCCTGTTCTCTTATTATCTTCCTCGAATAAGGTACAATGTGCCTTATCAAAAGATAGATATTCGTAGAGTTTATTTGCCATTGCCATCATTTATCCTTAAGAAGGCTTCTTGCTTAGTGGTGACTTGTTAAAACCTTCACCTGCAGCCTTACCGCCAGTCCACTTTGCAGTAGTATCGGCCTTGACGCTATTCTTCTTAGGTTGAACATTTACGTTATCAGAAGGGGTGTCGTCTTTTGCAGAGTCTCCATTCCACTTACCGTACTCGCCGCCTGTGCCGCCATTGCCGCCGATATTAACCGGCTTTCCGCCGTAGTCCTTGCGTGGAGGAATGCTTGTATAAGGTGACTTATCTTGTTCAGCGCCGAGCGGAGTGTTCTTACCTGTTCCTACTAACTTTGCTGTTCCCTTTTGACCAGTATCAGCAACCTTGTTTAAGAACTTGGTTTCTTCATCCATCTTCTTTTCGCCCTTAGTCTTAAGTTCGCCCTTCTTGGCTTCCTTAGCTTTTTCAAGCTTTGCTTTCTTAGCTTTTTCAAACATAGTTGCAACGACTTCGCCGACTACCTTTTCTTCGCCTGCGCCGCCGAAGTCTGGCATTCCGCCCATTTCATCATCGCCCATTTCATCACCAACTGGCTCCACATCTGGATCCATACCGGCTAAGTCAGCGTGCTGTGGTTCTTGCATTTCTTCGCCCATTAGTGCATCAAATTCTGCACGTAGCTCAGCAAGTTGTGTTTCGAGGTCTTCTACGCGCTCTTCTGTAGAACCTTCGCCCATACCGCCTTCTTCATCCTCGTCGTCGCCATCTTCGTCGGCTCCAAATTCGGCACCTTCGCCGCCTTCTTCACCACCGGCTTCGCCGTCATTCTGTTCGTCGCCATCAATTTCTTCTTCGTCCGAAGCGATTTCATCTGTGAAGTCTTTATTTGGCTCGCCGCCGACTTCTTCGCCTTCTTTAACTTCGTCTTTATCTTCTTCCATATCGTCTTCTTCCTCAACGATATTTTCATAGATTACACGAGCCTTTTCAACGATGATCTGATGGAGTAATTCAGCTGCACGGTCGGAGTCTTCTGATAGCAGAAGATCCAATACCTTTTCAAGCTTTTTTTGTTGTGACATGCCCAATCTCTCCTTGGTTTGTTAAATTCAAAATTCCCAGCAAAACTGGTATTCTAAGGTATTTAACAGAGATAAGAGATTAGTACGTAGATATGGCCGTAAAAGAGCCAGTTTTTGAGATTGTATGCCGGTAAGTTTATTTAGCCCCGATTGCACGGAGATAAAAAACTACTTTATAGGCCCGGTAGGCCTCCACCCATGGCGCTGGCGTCACTCTCAGGTGCTGCACCGTACATATCGGGTAGGAAATTAAGATGCTGAGCTTTTTCATACTTCTCGGCATCTCTGGACTTTCTTAATTTCTGTAAATGATGCAAGGTTAGGCGTGGACGGCGAGTATCGTCCATTTTTGCCTTTCCCAGTTCGTCGTCCTGGGGATCATAAAATTCTACAAGAAGGTCACGTGCTTTCATAATATATATTTATCTTATTGACCAAAGTTATCTACTTCGGCATCGGTAGCACCCGCATCTGGACCTTCTCCGTCAAGAATATCAGTATCTTCGTCCCCGCCCATATCGTCAATTCCCGAACTTGTAATACCAACATCAGAAAGTCCACTTGCTGCGGATCCTCCGCCAACAGCCGGTTCTGGTGCGAATGTCTTAGTAAGTCTACTCTTTTCTTCTTTCCACATACGCTCATTTTTTGTCAATTGCTCTTGTGTCCAGCCTAGATATGTTTCTAGAATAAATCTCTTCGAGATGAATGGAACATCAAGCAATGCCGTGAAAGTATTGATGCGCGCAGAATCAAGTTCTAGCTGACGATATTCAGAGAATGACTGTGCTGGTGTAAATTTAATTTCAAACAAACTGTTATCAATTGTAACACCTCGATGCTTTAAGAATAACTTAAATTCTAGATCAAGGGGTTCAATTACCTGTTCTTGGTAACGAGTTACAACCTTTGCAAATCTAAATTCTTGAATAAAAGCTGTACCGACTCTACCGTCGTTGACTGCTGCTGTTCCATCTTCCGGACCTGTTGGCAAATACGAACTCGGAACACCAAGGGCACGAAGCATTTTGTTATTGAAATAACGCAAGTCGTCAATGTCGCCAAGATTTTCACCGCCTGGCAAAACTTCGACCTTAGATCCGCGACCTTCACTTGTAACAGCGAAGAAATAGTCTTCCAAAATAGACATAGGATTATAGGTTGAGTCAACCACATTAGCGCCGCCACCAGTTCTACTTGGAATACGTTTTTGTTGCACTTCATAACGAACTCGCTCCAGATACTGCTGGGCCTTGTTAGGCGGCATTGTACCGACGTCGATGAAGAAAACACGACGCTCTGGAGCACGGTGGACACGATAAATTAAAATCGCATCCTCTAATAATTCTTTCTGTTTGTAAACCTTATAAATCTGCTCTAGGATACTTAATCCAAAGGGCCAAGATTGACTCATACCATCAGTTAGTGACATCTGAACGATATGCTCTGCGTCAACTGCAACTGCACCACCATCCTGATAATTTGCGGTACCGGCACCACCGTATCCGCCGGAAACATAATTCATATTACCTTGCATAGGCGGAGAGAAAACAATACTATTAGCACCAAAAGCTTCATTTGATTGCTTATTAAGTTGATTGGTTGCAACTAAACT